AAATAAAAGATTCCGAAGAAGTTAGCCAAACAGTAAACTCTCCAACCAAATCATCTGCATCTGCTGCTGGATATAAATCCATAATTAGCGTGGCATCATCTGTAATAATTCCAAGATCTGCTGTATTGTTTGGACGCTTAATCTTCATATTAATAGTCCAATCTGGAATAATTAAGGGTTGTCCTGCATCATCAACAACATAAACCTTAAATCCAGATGTATCTCCACGAACTACAGTCCAAATAACTGTTGGTGGTTTTTCACCTATATCATATGAAGAAGCGGATCCACGAAAATTTGCCATGTGTTGATTATATCATATTAGGCTAATCCAGCCTTCAATGCTCCCCATGTACCGTTGCCTTTTGCCTCAACAATAATTACACCATTTGTGGCATGTGCATATCCAACAATTCCTACTGCACCAGAACCCTCTGCTGGCCTTATCTTTGTCAAACCACCATCTGGTCTGCCAACGTATAGTACATCTCCTGTAACAAACGATGACGTATTTACATTTGCGAGAACTCCAGCAACAACAACTTTGCCAATTGCATTATTGCTTAGTGATGTTTTTAATAAACCTAATACTGGCTTTACTGAGCCAGACGACCATAAATCTTCTGTATAGTGTTTTATTCCAGGAACGGTGTCTGAATAATTAAATATATAAACTGGAGTGCCTGCAGGTAATGTCAAACCACTAATATTTTTAACATCTATTTGTATAATTGAAACATCTATAGATTCTAGTGACTCTTTTACATCTCCCGCCAATTGTTCTAGGTCTCCGTGTACGTTTACTGGGTCTGTAGACCTTGGAAATGCTATCTGAAATTGACCTGATGTCTGATTGGTTGCCATAATATACTTATTATACCACTTTTAAGATATTTGACATGGGTCTGAAATTCATGTTATACTAGGAAGTAACATGACACCCTTTAACAAGGTGTCATTCCGTTTCTAAGGAGGAAACTATGATTACTTTTATGAATAATAATAAGAACATCATTGGCACACTCAGCATATTGGCTATGTTTGCAGTTTGGTCAAACGTGGCTAATGCTTCTGAAAACCGATTAGACGATAGTAAAACTATCGTGCTTGAAGAGACTATTGAGGCCACGCAAGTGGCCAAAAGTGTTTCTAAGGCTAAAGAAGATCAGTTAGAAAAATACAAAAATGCTGTAAATCTATCTGACAAAGACCTTAAAAATCTATTAGCATTAGTAGGTTTTGAAGGTCAAAAACTAAGGGAGGCTTGGGCTATTGCTAAAAAAGAATCTGGCGGTAGACCAATGGCGTTAAACCTTAGTAAAAGAACTGGAGATAGTTCTTATGGCTTATTTCAAATAAATATGATTGGCGACCTTGGTCCTGAACGTAGAGATAAGTTTAATTTAGAGTCAAATTATGAGTTATTTAATCCAGTATTGAATGCTCAAGTTGCGTTCCACATGTCAAGAGGTGGTAAAAATTGGATTGCCTGGAAGGGCATTACTCCAAGAACAAAGCAACTAATGGGTGGATTCCCACAATAAAACACCAGATGGATCCAGGGCTGCTACTTTATTTTTAAAGTGGTTATGCCTTGGATCCATTCCATGTTTTGCAGGCATTCCAATAACGCTATTGGTAGATAAAAGTCCAGCAGACTGACTAAATGCAGAATTTCCAACTATTAAAACCTTAGCAGTTAACATAAAAATAAACGAACTATATGTATCCATGTCATTTCTTATTATTACATTTGGGTATGCCTTTTTAAGTAAATCAAAGTTAATACTTGTGTGTGGATACTCTCCAGATTCATTTTGATATAAGTGTGGCTGTCTCCACATACGCTCTTGGTTATACCCCCTTGGAGTAAAAGTATTATCATCAGAATCAGTGCAGATAATAACATCTGGGCTATCCATCTGACATTTATCTATAATTTCTGATATTTGTAACAAAACCTTTTCATAAAATTTATCCTCTACATACCTTGGATTTTCTGGTATAGCATTTCCTCGTCTAATGTGAATAACTATAGAGTTATGAGTTTCGCCACTAAATTTATTAAAATGTATTGCTTCTTTTAAAAAATCAATATCGTCGTTTGTAGTTGCAAAGCCTGGAGCGGGTGCTCCTGCCCCAACATTCTTGCATAAAGTTTTATATGGTATATGATTAAAATTAATATTTTGCCACGGATTGTATAAAACATTATTAAACTTATCCATTAAATTTTTATATTTTGGATCATCCTCACCATCAATACCATCAGATTTATGAATTAAAAACCAATCGATAGGTGTGTCCTTAAATATTTTTTTATGGTACTTAGCATATGACATAGCGTATATTTTTTTCCATAGCATTGCACCTAACCCATCCATGGTCTTAAATTCTTTTACAATATCTGTCATAGCCATCCCCTGGATGTTAATTCATTATAATACATATCTTTCCAGTGCAGTTGTCTATGGATTCCAGGGTGTGGCCTATTTGATCCTGGACCCCATGGCCCCGCAAACTTATGATAGTCATATGCCATATCAAAAATATCCATATGATTATCAAAATATTCTTGATGGCATTTTACAGAATCCCAATTTATCATCTTATATTGTGGCAATAACTTATCTTTTGTATCTCCATGAATATCAAATTCAAAATCCATGGGGAACTGTTTCCTAGTAGTGTCTGTAAAATAATTTTTAAAATTATTTTTTAAAAATGTTTCATTAGAATCTGTTAATGCATTTGACCATGTACTCCAAATAAGTTTAATACCTTGTGAATTACAAAAGGTTTCTAGCATTTTTATATGATCTAAATTTTGATAGTATACCCACTCATAAGGCAAAATTTCTTGATAGTTCCACGGTGCCGTAACCTTGGTTTTTTTTGGTGAGTAATTAATATACCAATCTTGCATATATTCTGCATTTGGAGAAACAAAATAAAATCTTTCAAAATTTGCAAAATTACAAATAACAATTTCTGGTATATACTCATATTTATTTATTAATCCAAAAAAACTAGAAACTAACTTGTTTATTGCTGCTCCACTATATGATATATTCCCTATTAAATGTTTGCTATATCCTAATTCTTCTTGCAATAAATTAGACCATCTTAGATTTTCTGGAAGTCCCTGACCTAAAGTTAAAGAACAACCCAAAGCAATTACGTTTGGCTTTTGTGCAAAGTCTATAGACCTTAGACCATCATCATTCCATTGGTAACTATATTCTGGCCTAGGTATTTCTGCATGTGCTGCAATAATTGGATCATTGACTTTATACTTTCTGCTCTTAGTATTTTTATTATATCCAGTATGTGGTATTGGGCCAGGAATATATAAATCATCAAACATAAAAACTAGTATATCAGATTAGACTTTTTAATCTTTCTATGTTTTTTCCACATTCGATACTTTAAGATTAATCTTTTTATCATTTTAATTTAGACTCCTGCCACTCTCTCCACCACATCTTCCTACCGCCTTCTAGTGGGTATCCATTCCAAGAATACGGACTTCCTATTGCTTTTGGTGGATTATCAAAAAAGTCCCACGTTTCTATGCCCTTTTGATTTCGTACTCTATGTATATAGGCTGAATAAGTACTTCCAGAAGTACCAACAAAATTTACAGAATCGTGCAAAACCAAATTGCAGATTAAACCAAAAACAACCTCATCCTGAAATGGCAACGACATAAAGTCATCTCTAAAATTATTGACTATATACTCATCAAGCAATATAAACCTATGCTTATTATCTTGTATCATTTTATTTCCTGGTTCGCAGGTAGACACAACTATTGGCAATTTATTATTTTCATATATGCTTAACCAAGACTCAAACATACCTTGTGTTGTATCAAACATTTTGATATGATCTGAAAGCCTTAAATGCATTCCTTGAAAAGAACCTAAAGAGTTAGATATTTTTTTGGCTAAGTCTACATATACATCTTTAAATTTTACGGACTTTAGAGCATTATCTAGTTCTTGACTTCTATTGTAAAAGAATCTACTATACCATCCAAGTGTTTTTTTGAGATGAAGATTTTTGTCTAGTGGAATTCTTTGTCTTCCTTCGGCAAACAATAATTCATTTTCAGATATTTCATTTTCATTACTGTAATAATACCCATTAAGAGTGTCATCAATTACAAACTCTTCTTGTTTAAAAAAATCAATCTTTGTATCTATAAAAGTTAAATCTTCATTAAAGTTTATTAAATCTAAAAGGTGTGGAAATTGATCTGGATTTGTAAAATCTTTTCGTTGTTCATTATGCCATCTACTTGGTGTAAAAATTGGAACATTTCTAGAGTTGTATAAATCGTCTCCTGCATTACTTACATAATGAACAATTAAATCTTTTTTTGTTTCATGTGCAAGTCCTACAGCCAACTCTAAACTCATAACCTGATTAATCATTCCAGTTGGATTGTATAACTGAAAAAATATTTTATTTGACATTTTTAATTTGATCGCTTATCCAGTTATAGGTCTGTGTCAGACCATACTCTAGATCTTCGCTTGGCCTGTATCCCAAAACTTTTGTAATTAATTCGTTATGAGACGTTCTTGCATGCACACCAAGTGGTCCAGAAATATGCTTTTTATTTAGTTGCTTTCCTGCTATATTGCAAACAATATCTACTAATTCATTTATAGAAACATTTCTTTCTGAACCTATATTGATTGGATCAAAATAGTTTTCTTCTCTATAAAAATCTATTGTAGCCTTAACTGCTTCATCTATATACAAGAATGAGCGATGCTGTTCTCCATTACCCCAGATTTCTATTTCATCTGTTGCCTTTGCTACCTTGCGACAAATGGCTGCTGGTGCCTTTTCTTTACCGCCATCCCAAGTACCGTATGGGCCATACACGTTGTGATATCTTCCTATCTTATTTTTCATACCATAATTTCTATTATATGCAAGATATAGTCGCTCACTAAAAAGTTTTTCCCAGCCATACTCTGTATCTGGTGCTGCAGGGTAAACAGAATCTTCTTTTGTATTTATACTTCCTGGATCCATCTGATTATACTCTGGATAGAC